TTCTATCCATAATACAAAGATAATTGTTTGGGGACAGAGTTCAGATTACGCCCTCGTATTAACATAAAGAGGTAGCAAATAGCTACCTCTCATTTTGTTTTATACAAGTAAACCTGAAGGCTGTTTTGAAAATAATCATAATTATTATGCTCATTTTCTGCAATTTCAGACATTTCTTCACGAGTAATAAAAGGAATAGCTTTGCCCCTAATATTCTCTCAGTCTTTTAGCATTACTTAACTCAATATCTTAACCCACTCGTCTAGTTTGTCTCCGTATTTTTTACCTAATTTTTGGGCTAAAACTATAGTTTCTTTTTCTGTATTTGGATTCAAGCGGATTGTAGTTATTTTTTGCATTTGTAACAATACAATAGCAAAAGCATTCGCATCTATTTCAACTACTTGATCTGCATTAGCGTCTACAGATTCTTCACCGGTATTTCTTTTATAATTATCGAAGTTTTTTATCCATGCTTTTATTGTGGCTGGCAATTCGCAGGATTTTCCTCTTTCTTTATAATCTTTAATTATTTGCTCTTGGTAAATATGTCTAGCTTCATGATACATCATATATTTTACATCATAAAAATCATTTTTTGCAATAAGCATATCAATCCAAGCTTCGTTTATATACAAATTAATATTATTACATTCTGCTGCATTACTATTAGAATTAAAACGTATAGGATTATATTCATATATAATTCCAATACTTGATTTGACACCTAAACATTCTAGAGCAGCATTGAAATTGTGTTCTAACTGTTTTTTAACATCCTCTTTTTCCATAAAATATTATTTTTAAGTTTAATACCTTTCCAATAACGTAGTATTACAACATATACCTACGTCTTTATGCACAAAGATACTTATGATTAATGAGATAAGCAAAAGAAATACCCCTACTTTCACAAGCAGAGGTGTTATAAAGTTTTTTTATTATGAATCTTAGTGTTATTTTAGTAGTTAGTTCTTTCGACGGATTAGCCAGACAATTATAATGACCAAGCCTATAATTACGCCTATAGCTATTTCTCCGACTTGTAGTTTAACAGATTGCCACCAGGAAAGTTCACATTCAACTGGATATGGCACCTGAATACTATCTGTTCGATGTACATAGCAAGTATCACGTAATAACCGATCTTTATATTCTGTATGCCATCGGTCCACGAAAATAGTATCTCCATTATCACGTATATAGATTGAATCATGTACGTGAATGGAATCACGTTGCAATCTATCCTTGTATTGTATTTCAGTCCTCACAGTTTCTACCGGAACATACTGAACGCTCCGGCAGGATGACAACCATATTGCTGACGTCAGCAATATGATCAGGAAGTATACTAGGCGTCTCATGGTCGAATCACTGTATTACGTAAGAAGTTGGTAAACTCAGAACGTACATCAAAACAGGGGCACGCTTTGATATATTCTGCCGGCTCTACTTCGCCGCTGCTATCCAAATCCGGCGAAGTATCACGATGCCCAAGCACTTCAATAATAGGATACTCTTTACAGAGCTTCGCTACCAATTTGCGCAGTGTAGCCCTTTGAGCAGGAGTACGTGTATCTGTCGGCTTTCCTGATGCGTCCAATCCACCAATATAGCAGATACCAACCGAATGTTTGTTATACGATTCTTTGCTGAATCCTTTTGTATTGCAATGCGCCCCGTCGATAGAAAGCGGTCGCCCATTCTCCACAGTTCCGTCCAGGTCAATAACGAAGTTGTAACCGATTTGGTTGAATCCCCTTTGTTTGTGCATCCGGTCAATGTCCTTTGCACGTAAATCTTGCCCGGCACGTGTTGCTGAGCAATGGATGATAATAGCATCAATGTTTTTCACTTTGCACCTCCTTTTTGTAGATAGTTCGTTAAATAGGGAATGTTTTTTATAAACTCAACGCTCAGCACATAATGCAGGAAAGATACTACCTTGTAACCATTGCTAGAGTTAGGGAGAATTTCTTTGATATTCCTCAGAATATTTACCCCGTAGAAATAGAAAACGCTATACGTAATAAATGAGACACATTGAAGTGCACCTTCCGGATTTCCTTTGTGTTCACCAATAAAATAGATACAACTAACTAAGGCAAAGAAAATAGTTGCTTCTACGATGCATCTCCAAGCCTTTTTAAAAGAAAAGCTTTCATGATTGATTAGTAGGGCAGTAAGAAGCCCACAAATGAAGTTGAGGGCAAATACAGCAATAAGGCTTTTGATCTCCCCTGAGATAGGATTAAGATAAGCAGCTATACCGGTAATCAATCCAATAAGTAAGTTTTTGAAATAATCCATAATCATTTATCTAAAATATTAATACTTCATTTCAATACCTCGCTACAATCATCAATAGCAGTCTGGAATACCTGTTTCACTTCCTCGGGAGTCAGCCCGTGATCCTCGTGTAGAGAAAAACCAGTCACCCCGTTTTTCGATATATTAAAGAATCCGACAACTGTTTCATCATTAGAAATTTCAGCTGTAACATCTTTTACCGCCTCAGTGCCGCGAGTTGACATCCTGTACTTGATCTTGATATCTGCAGTAACCTTTGATACTGCTGTACTGTTAGTTGCTTTAATATTCATTCTTTACCTCCTTTTTCTATTAAGTCATAAATCTGTCCATAAACGCCAGCGGTGAAAAACTCTGCACAAATCTCCTTTAGGAGAGTAGCATCGTCTGTTTCAATATCAAGCATACCTCGATTGTTAATAATCTGCTGCAGCATTTTATAAGCACGTAATTTTTTAGCCATATCCATACCTAGTTGAGCATTCATGCCGGTAGCATACAAGGCTTCTGAGATCATATCACGAAGAGATTTCTTCCTCTCCTTACCATCGACTAATTCAACTGCTTCCTGACCTTTGTGATCAAGTAAGTTCCGGTTTAAATTTACTTTCATAATTATACTTTCAAAATTAATATTGTGAACACTCTACAATCATTCCTTTTATAATGTGAATCTTCATGTTTTTAGAGGCAATACCATCTAATTGATTATTTTTAAGTCCATAAAGCCATGCATCAGATACGACTGAAACAGAATTTCCACTATTGTCTTGAGGAAAAAAGCCCCTGGCGGAAACATCACCTAATACAGTAACATTACCATCGAAAAAACCTGCGTAAACGTAGTTCGATGGATAAGTCGGATTTGTCTTTGATGAACCATATATCGCTGCACTACCACCTGCATTTGCTCCGATTGCTGCTACTCCAAAGCGCCCATCTGTGGCAGGATTAAAGGTCACATTAACAACGCCCTCTTTAGATGTTCCTGATCCTAATTTTAAGCTACGTGACGTCCCACCAAAATAATCGGAACGTGTCCAGATAAGACGCCCTTTTTCAATAGTAAATCCACCAACAAATCCAACCTCAGCATCAATTCGTCGTACTTTAATCAAGTCAGTATTAAGATAACCTCCTATGATAATAGTACTTCCGAGCTGCGCAGCTTCAACGGCATCTTTAAAAGCCAATCCGCCTAAACCGTCTCTGTCTACTTTAGAATTAATCACTGTCTGCAGATCACTATGAAGCGCAGTAATAGTAATAGCACCTTCCAGATTGATCTTAGATGAATGGATTGTTGTTGCTCCGCCCGCCTGGTTGATATAAGATATAAGCGTATTACCATTTTCCAGCTCCTTAGAAGCGTATATCTTGTTACCGTCTGCCGTGGTAATCCATCCGGCTGTATCAATACGTTGTGTAATGCTATCTACACGTGTTACTTGTGCAGATATTCTATCGCTCAGTATATCTAATTCTGCCTTGTTATCGTCGGCGAACTGTTTGAGCGCATCCTGTATTGATTGATTAGCTGCTTCGACGGCTGTATTGAAACTGGCTAAAGTTGAGTTAAAGAGAGCGAATTTATCATCAACGTTTTTTTTCTCCGCAGTAGTGGTCTGCCCGTCAGCAATAGCAACGTTGATTGCTGCGAGGAGATTGTCGATAGCCCCAAAGAGAGAGATTTTAGCATTGAGTAGGTTAGTCTTAGCAACACCAACCAAGTATGTATTTACATACAGCTTATTATATGTAGCTTCTACAGAGGCTTTCGTGTTCTTGACTGTATTGATATATTTCTCAATAGCTTTAGCTTCTGCTTCTGATATAATACCGTCGGCAAACGCACCGTCTACATATTCATGTAAATCACTAACATCACCGTTTACTTTTTCAGCGGCTTTTGCGGCATCCGCCGCATCCTGTAACGCTTCCAGTGCTTTTTTCATAGCATCATCGGCGAAAGACTTTAACTTGTCCTGTATGGACTTATTAGCTTCTTCGACAGCAGTATTAAAGTCAGCATAAGCACTGTTGAAGCTTGCAAACTGTGTATTAACAGCCTGTTTTTCGTCTGGAGTAGTAAGCTTGTCTGCAATGGCGGTATTTATTGCATTTATTAATCTTTCTATGGCCCCCATCAGTGTTACCTTTGCATTAAGCAGGTTTGTTTTTGCGACTCCGGTTAAGTATGTATTTGCATATAGTTTGTTATATGTTGCTTCTATAGCTGCTTTCGCATTATTTACAGTGTTGATGTACTTTTCGATAGCACTAGCTTCCGCCTCGGATATTACACCGTCAGCGAATGCACCATCTACATAATTATTTAGATTGGATACTGCATTGTTTGCTTCACTGGCACTCTTGGCTGCCGCATTGGCTGCTTCCATAGCAGCAGCGGCCTCTCTTAATGCTTCTTCTGAATAACCTTTCAAGGCATCGTGTATCGCTTTATTGGCTGTTTCTACGGCGGCGGTGAAGTCGGCATACGCAGAATTAAACAAGACATACTTATCATCAACGTCTTTCTTTTCTGCTACGGTTGTCTGCCCGTCGGCAATGGCGGTATTGATAGACTTGATAAGGTTCTCAATGCTTCCCATCAGCGTAACCTTTGCATTGAGCAACCCGGTTTTGGCCGTTCCTGAGAGATAAGGATTTACATACAGTTTATTGTATGTTGCTTCTACAGCTGCTTTCGCATTATTTACAGTGTTGATATACTTTTCGATAGCTTTAGCTTCCGCCTCAGTGATAATGCCGTCAGCAAATGCACCGTCGATATAGTCATGCAGACCTCCCACAGCATCGTTTGCATCAGCTGCAGACTTCTGAATAGAATCAATCAGATCACTAACTTCAAGCCATTCCTCCAAATTTTCTAATCCGGAGGATCCTGCCTTAATTTGAATATTTCCACCTATTTCACTTTTAACCAGGTCAAAGTAAGTTTTTCCATCCGGAGAGATGATCCGTTCTGTTGTTACGCGGCCCGGCAGAATTTCAGTGAATCCATACAACTCAACGAAGCTGCGCTCACCTTCATACTCACTGTTTAGGATGCCGGTTAGTAGGTGATAATATCCTGCTATCTGTTCCATTTTGATAGCTGTTTCACTGAGAAGGAATGTGCCGGTCTGATTTTCCTTGCTGCATACAGCATACAGATAATATTTCTTCTCTGGGGCAATAAGCGCCGGAGAATTATATTCAGCCATATCCCAAAACTTGTATTCGCTAGCTTTGTGTTCAGACGACACAGTTTTTATCCCTAGCGTCATGTGTTGGATGATGCCGGCAGGCGAATGTAGCACCTTTGTATTGATATTGTAAGTAATGTTATGAGATACTTGTACCGGGACCGCTTTTGATCTGACAAAGCGGAACTGCAAACTTTCATCACCTACGAGTAACTGCATCGTCTGTATAGTGATGGGATTGATTGAGCCGGAGAAGTTCAATAAAGCATTTTCAAGCATGGACATAGTTTCCTTTGCATCACGAAAACGGCGCTTGGTAAATCGCAAAGAATCTTTATACTTGATATCTACGTCTACTTCATTTGTCTCGATCTTATCTAATTCGCTGGTTACGGAAGTACCAACTGGATCATTTGATAATTCTATTTCCGGAGAATAAGGGTTATTCACATAACGTTTAATTCCTATCATGCGAATAAGTGAACCTTCTGGATGAAACTGGGTATCGGAGAAATCTACATAACCACCCAGCACAATCTTGCCGCCTATTTCTAGCCAACGCTTCTTTGCCCAGATACCGTCCAATGTTCCGGTAAATACGAATGATTTATCTTCATGCTCAAAGAGGTATTTAGCAGCTTCCTTAAACACTTCCCAGCTAGCACCTGTCTGCTCTTCATCATTACAGATATATGAGTTCGGTAGCTGGATACCGAATACTGCGTAGGTATCGCCTGTCTTAGGATGCCAGACATCAGGTTCCGGCATAGTGATACCATCGATCTCCTGTGGAACTATTTCAAAACGTCTACCTGCTTTCTCTATTTCTCCATTCTCTTTAAGAATGGGCTCATGGATATACTTGACTTCAAACTCTTTGCCTGTAAGTGTACCTGTTTGGAAGATGACGGTCATGGTCTCTCCGGCTATCAGACATTTCTTAAAATCAAGATCGTTAGGTATATCGCTATCTACAAAATCATAGAAGTTAGTCTCCTTATTAACCTCGATAACAGAGCTAACAGTTCCAATACGAGAAGGATAGATTGCAGTGCAGTCTAGACTATCCTCTTTACCTGTAACTAAGCTTTTGTCAGCACGCATGACACTGGTTCCGTCTGCATCAGTTATATACGTTCTACCTTCATAATGAAGGGTCTTAGATTTGGGCAGTAACAGATATTTAGCTCCGTATGTCGAGTAGTTGATATTTCGATCAGAAGTTTCTACTAGGACAATTTCGGGCGGTATATCTCCGGATTCCCGACCAACACCAACCTTGAAACCATGGCCTTTACCATAAGACAGCTTCAAAGGATTATTCTTGTTATATTCAACTTTACGAAGGTGAACCGTCTTTCCAGTAATCTGCCATTCCGTTTCATACGTATCTGCAAGTTGATTAAGTGCATCAAGAATATATGTGTGATTATAGTTGATAACTTTATCCGTTCCTTCGATGCAATCACCGACTTTCCAGCCCATATCACGACGATTTAGGTTCTCGACGAGTAATCGTAGGTGCTCATGTGCTTTAGCTGTATATGCGAATTTGATACTGTTATCTGCAATGTGACGAACTTTCCACATCATAGCATCCGCTTTAGCTGTTTCAAGTATAAGCGTATATTCAAAGTTACGCTCACCTTTCTTTTTGAAATTACTATCTTTTTTGAGAGAATAACGCTTTCCGTAAAAGTCGCACCAAGTTCCGACCGGTATTTCTAAGTATCCCGGATAGGAAAAATACAAATTAAGTGTATCTTCCGCCATGATTGCTTCGTAAGAGTAACTTTCGTCCTTTACATCGAGCTTTATTTCCTTATTACCACTATATAAAATTATCATATCATCTGATTAGAATTATAATCTAAAATATAATCAGGTATGTGTTTTTAATGCTATTCAAATAATAGTTTTTCCGGATAACCTACTGTGTAATCATACTCTTCAATCTGCGACACGATATACATCTTTTTTATAGCTGCAAGATGCAGCTGTGTCACATTATAGCAGTCGAGGGCATATAATTCTAGAGAATTTAACATTGCTAATGCGTTAAGAATAGGAATAGTATACTTCACACCATCGAACCACAACACTGTTTCGGTCCTTCCCATGTCTTGTTCTATTGAAATGGAGTTCTTCAAACCAACTCGAGTATCCTTATCAAGCCACATTTCTTTCCCACTCAAAGTAAACGAATTAACCGCCTTTGACTTGTCATACAGCAAGATACGACTTACCTTCATTTCTTTTATTTCATCAATAGAATACTCATGCTCTACCAAAATGGGAACACCATTATCACCTTCGTAAATTTCTTTTCCTTCAGACTGACCTTCTAACAAATCATTGTAATAGTCGTCCTCAATTTCTACCGAACCCTCAATTGGTTCATCGTAAAATCCTTGTTTCCAGTATTTCATAATACATTCATTTAGTTATTTGTTTATATAAAATTAGTTCTCTTGGAACTACGTACGCAAAATCTGACTTTTCAAATGTTGGAACTAAGTCACTTGGACAAAACGGTTATTATAAGTTTCCTGACGGCCTAATGATTCAATGGGGAAAAAAGACGAGTGGCACTTACTCTGGAACAATATATTTCCCCTCTTCATTCTATGACACAAATTATTCTCTGCACTTGACTTGTAATAATGGAAATACAGGTAACGATTCATCGTGGATAGCCAATTACACCTCTGTTTCAACTAGTTATTTTGGATATAATAATAAATATCAGCAAGCTGCCAATGCAGGTTCTAATACAGCCTCTTTCTATTGGTTTGCTATTGGTCGCTGGAAGTAATCTTATTTCCAACGGCCTATAGCAAACCAATAGAAAGCTATACTAAACCCTCCAGCATCGGAGTCATTATTATGGTAAACGGAATCCATAACAAAGTAAGAAGCATATTTGCTATATACATCGAAAGAATACATGTAATTACTATGCACGAGCCGAGTTCCAGTTAGTTGAATAGTGTAATTACTATCATAAAAGGTCGTATTAAGATACACGGTTTTACCTATCCCGGAAGTACTTGAGTACCCCCATTGAATAAGCAGACCGTCATCATATTTACGATAACCGTTTTGTCCAAGTGATTTGACTCCGATATTAGAGAAATCTTTCAAAGCGTACGTAGTTCCAAGAGAACTTAGTACACTCTTTTCCGCATCCGTCATAAACTTCTTATTTGTCACTTCTGTTATGTCTGAAGCAGAATGTGAATGTGATGCGGCAGCATAACTTCCCTTAGGCTGATAAGTTGAGTCATGATTATGATTCCCTTCAGCTTTACCATTCCATGTACTTTTTTCCGTATCAGTAACAAAGCGATGAGTAGCATCCGGAGTCACTTCAGTGGCAACATGGCTATGTGATGAAGGAGCATAACTGCCTTTAGGCTGATAAGCAGAGTCATGATTGTGGTTGCCGGCTGCTTTACTATTCCAAGTAGATTTTTCCGAATCTGTTACGAATCGATGTGTTGAATCAGGGGTTACATCACTAGCACTGTGACCATGTGATGATGGAGCATAGCTACCAGCAGGCTGATATACTCCGGAATGGTTGTGATTCCCGGCAGCCTTACTGTTCCATGTACTTTTTTCAGAGTCAGATACGAACCTGTGTGTAGAATCAGGCGTAATATCAGAAGCATCATGAGTATGTGATAAGTTAGCATAACTTCCCTTAGGCTGATAATCTGCATCATGGTTATGATTAGAAGGAGAGGCTCCGACTTCGCTTGCCGTATAAGTAGGTTTCTTCGTGGCTTTCGCCCAAGCGGGCACGTCGCTTGCCGGCATTGACGTTGGGAAATCGCTAATATCCGCTTTCTTATGTGAGTGAGCTAACGGAGTTCTTGCATTACTTAAGCGGGCATCGTTACCCTCGCACACGGTTCCAACAGCCGTACCAAAATCTTTGTTAAAAGCCGTTTTTTTAGTAAATGCAGGTTCATAAGTACCCGCATGATTGTGGTTTGATGGTGATGCCCCGACTTCGCTTGCAGTGTAACTCGGTTTATTGGTAGCCTTAGCCCAAGCGGGCACATCGCTTGCTGGCATAGAAGCTGGAAAATCACTTATTTCAGACTTCTTGTGAGTATGCGCTTTAGGTGTACGGGCGTCACTTAGTCGACTATCATTTCCTTGGCAAACAGTTCCGGAAGTTGTGCCAAAGTTCTTATTGAAAGCTGTATTTTTTGAGAATACAGGTTCGTATACTCCTGCATGGTTATGTGTATCCAAAGCTGCTTTCAAAACCTTCCCTTGTTCGGCAGAAAGGACCTTGCCAGTACCACCACTTGTTAGGTTGTTGACAATATCGGAAACGTTGATTTTCTTCCCTAACTCTGTTGCCATGGTAGCGGCGAAGTTCGGATCATTATTAAGGGCATTAGCCAATTCAATAAGCGTGTCGAGGGCTTCCGGTGCTCCAGCTACAAGTGCATCCACTGCAGCTTTTACTTTAGCATCAACTCCAGAAACTGCGTTATTGGCGGCCTGTGCTGCCGCATTTGCACTATCTGTGGCAGCTTTAGCAAGAGCTGTTTGCGCTACTGATGCGTTTTTGGCTGTATTAGCATCATCAGTAGCTTTTTTCGCTAAAGCTGTTTGGGCTTCCGATGCAACTTTGGCAGCGTTAGCCTCTTCTGTAGCTTGTTGGGTTTCTTCTTTGGCAGCATTAATACTTATAATTGCTGCGTTAGCGTCATTAGTAGCTTTCTTTGCAAGAGCTGTCTGTTCAACTGATGCGTTTTTGGCAGCATTTGCATCATTCGTAGCTTTTTTTACAAGTTCTAGTTGTGCGTTAGCATCTTCTGTAGCAGATGTCATTTCTTGTAAAATACCGCTATACTCAGACTTACGTTGGGTTTCGGCTTCTACACGTTCTGTTTCAGCAGAAACACGCCTAGTCTCATTTGAGGAACGAGTATCTTCCGCAGCCTTGCGGCTATCTTCATCCTGCTTTCTTTTATTTTCTTCTGATACCCGGGACGTTTCGGCTGATTTACGGTCAATTTCAGCGGACTTTCTTTTGTTTTCTTCTGATACTCGGGCTGTCTCCGCTGATTTACGGTCTGTTTCAGCAGATACGCGTTCAGATTCGACAGTAACGCGATTATCTTCGGCTGTCATTCGTGCAGTTTCATTTGCTTCTCTCGTGGATTCGGCTTCTTTTCGTTCATCTTCGGCTGTTACGCGATCTGTTTCAGCTGTAGAACGTGTTGTTTCAGCTACTTTTCGTTTGTCTTCTTCCTTCACACGTTCCGATTCTGCAGAAGAACGTCCTGTTTCAGCGGTCTTACGTGCATCTTCATTACTTATACGTGCTTGTTCATCTGATACTCGTTTATTTTCTGTTTCAATGCGGCTAAGTTCTGCAGATACACGTTGCCCTTCAGCGGTCGCGCGAGCTGCTTCCTCTGCTTTACGGGTATTCTCATTTATGATACGTACAGATTCTGCAGCTGACCGGGCTTGTTCTTCACTTGAACGATTTCTTTCAGCGTTGATACGAGTAGCTTCATTGCGTTGTCGAGTATCTTCATTCGCTTCTATTTGGGTTCGGGAATCATCAGCCGCCTTTGCTGCGTCATTGGCCTTCTTTGTTGCTGCAACTACGTCATCATAGGCTTTCTTTATGAATTCAAGACTAACTTTTACACTTGTTTGTACGCCATTCACCATTTTAACGCCAATAGTGTACAATCCTACCATGCTATCAGCAAGCGTTAATTCGCTGATTTTTTTCTTTTTAATTGGCATAATTTTTTAAGTCAATATAAAATATTCCATCTTCTGTTATGATAAATTCTCCTGCTTCGGAAGCAAGCAGGAAGTCTGTTTCTCCAATCCGGAAACTAGTAAATACAAGTTTCAAGGTAAATTCCCACCATACCCCATTATTAAGAAGAAAATTGTTTGTCTGGCAACTCTTATAATAGCAAGGGTAGCTTTCACTCCACTCATCACAATAAAATATACGTTCAGCATCAGAATACTCATATCCTTCATCATCGACCTTAGCAGACAGTTTTGTAAGATCATAGAGTAGGGCATCGCGATTTCGCCAGAACGCTTCAATCGTCCCGGCCCGCATCAGGCATTTGAGAGATACTTCTTTGGTTTGGAATTTCACAACTTCACCGTCATAGATTGCTCCATCTTGACGTTTGAAATTCTGCAGTAGGTTCTTTTTTACTGCCGGAGTTTTCAGTATTTCTGCTGTACTGCCTTTCAATACTACTACACCATAGTCGGTCAGATCTTTACCGTCAAGCTCATAGCCCTTTGGAAATGGGAGGTCATTATCGTTAATAGGTTCTTGATACTCATAGTTGGCTTCACGGGGAAAGTCATTTGTAAGAGTGAACTTAGAAATTTCAAGGCCCGTATTGATTACATAACTGTTTTGAGAAGACAAACGTAGGGTATATGTTCTGTCAATGAGTGGAAAACGAAATTCATGATAGCTCAGGTCCGAGAGCTTATCAATTAGTCCGCCAATACCCATACTGCCCATATATGCAAATTCAATGCTTATATCACTTGTGTTTAGGGCAATATTAGAAAGGTCAAATTCTTGTCCATCTTCTTCCGGCCAGTCGTTTTTTTCCAATTCTTTGATAGCAGGGAAGGCTACAAGATTATTGTAGCTTCCCTTTGTAACGCATATCCCTAAACTGGTATAGGCGTCTATTCCGTCTAAGTAAAATTGTCCTGTCATCGCTTCAATGTTATGCCTTTAGTGTTCAATGTGTCAATCCCCATTCTGATAGATTCTATAGCCTTCTCAATAGCTTCAAGGCGTGCCGTATGACTACTTATGTCTGACAGGTAAGTAATGACAAGATCGCTATGTTTTACCATTTCACCTATATTCTTGTCCATGTTGGATAGGTATACAAGCTTCTCAATGATCTTATCTGTACTCAATTGTATTTGCTTAACTCCTTCGTTTATTGAGTATGTGTGAGAAGTCATAACAGCAAATGCACCATCCAGTTTATCTGCAGAGTCCTGCGACATGGAGGCAAAACCTTTCTTTGATGCTTCACGTTCATCGTCATCTTTGTTCCAGCCATACATTTCAGCCAACGCATCCCGTTTGGCTTTCATGTCATCGGAAATCTGCTGACCTTCAGCTTTTAAAGCATTATATTCTTCTTCGGTTACTCCATCATCCATAGCTTTGTAAAACTTCTCTCTCCAAGCTGTTAGTCGGCTCATATAGTCCTCTTTGAGCATTGAGTTTAGAATAGCATTTCTCATGTATTCTTCAAAGTTATCTGCGAAATCAGCACTATCGGCATCCATATCTGTAAGCAGATCCTGAAAGTCTGAACGAAGTCCGTCTATATCAATGAGAGTAGCATCGGTGATCTTCTGCTCGACAACCTCTGCAACCTGGGTAACACCATCCACTATCTGATCCGCGAATTTTTGAGTGTCAGAGTCAAGTTGTGACCAGAAGATCCCAGCATTTTCTTGAAGTTTTGCAAGTTGTTCATCTGTCAAATCAAACAGACCGGCCATGCGTCCGCCCATTTTGTCTTTAAATTCATCGACGCTCATACCTAGCGTATCTGCCGCTTGCTTCCACCCCTCCATGGACATATCTTCCACTTCAGTATATCCCTTTGAATGTGACTTGCCGGATGCACCAGAGTTCAAGTATTGTTTACCTAAAACACGTGCATTCTCATTCTGTAGCCTTATCATTTCAAGGGCCTTATCATAAGCAGCATTCGCATTATCTCCTGTAAGAGTTTCAGCCAATTCCAGTTGCTTTTCTATCACTCTATCAAGAATGTTGATATAAGATTCATAAGCTTCTTTGGCTTTCTCATACTTTTCTGTTGTGTCGTCTTTGCCGAACAGGTCGAAGATTTTCATTGCTACCTGCATTGCTGCGCTAATAATCGCAAGAATAACAGACGCTTTTTCAACTGTACTAATAGCGTTCGCCGATGTATTTGCTGCTGATTCAACGCCAGACATAGCAGTCATTGTAAATGCTCCGATATTGCCAATCAAAGAGATAATTTCTCCAGCAGGTCCACTGATCTTTTTTCCAAGTTCATCTATTGTGTCCGCTAGTTCTGATATCTGTGCTCTGACTTCTTTCTCTGCCTTTTTAACTTGGTTGTCTTTCTTGACAACCTTATCTTTTGCTGCGTTGTAGTTTTCAGTTTTCTTTTTAACTTGCTCCAAGACCTGCGCTTCGGATAAATAGGCTTTAGTCGATTCTATTTTACCTGTTTCCGGATTGTATTTAGAGGATTTGATCCCATTCTCAAATTTAGCACCTCCTTTCACAGCCTCGGCTTTTATCCGAGCATTTTCTAACTCGATTTGCGCATTGGCTAGCTCTTCTTCAGCTTCCGCTAGTTCTTTCTTCTTATCAGATAATAATTGAAACGGGTTACGTGAATCCAATTCATCCATAATTGATTGAATAGTACTAGTATATTCGCGAAGCTGGTCCGGAGAAAGAACTTTGGCAGCCGTACTCTTTGCATTCTCTAATTGAGTAAGCAGAGAATTAAGAGTTTCAGAAGACGTTTCTTTCAGATTTTCAAATGCACGAACATACTCCGGAGACTCTTTCAACTTATCGTAATCTAGGCCCATCAATTCCATTCCCTTGTTTTTTGTCGCTTGGGCTATGGAACGATCAATCTGTTCTACTTGATCTGTATCTCCATTCTTTACTGCTTGTTTTCGTTGTTCCTGCAAGGTGGCAATATCTTCATTGAATTTTCGTTCAATCGCAAGACGTTGGTCTGTATAATCCTGATACTGATTCAACAGGTCAGATAAATCGTCTCCGCGATCAAACTTTGTATTGGTAGCGATTGTAGCTTCTTTTGCTATATTATCGAATGAAGCAAACAGCTTTTTCGTAGATTCTGAATTGATGAAAACATCTGCATTAAAAACCTTCTTTTTATTTTGAGGATTGATTTCAAAAGCAGCTCGTGCATCTTCTATTACTTTCCGTTTCTTATCCTCGGTTTCGCGCTTAATAGCCTGTAATTCTAGCCGATGATTGAGTGCTCTTTGCCTTAGAACCTTTTCACTGCTTTCTTTAAGTTTATTGATTTCAATCTGCTCAAGTTCATTTGCTGAATCTTCTTTTATTCGTCCCTGTTCAAACTTTTGTTTCTCTAACAGGAGTTTATATTTTTCTTGTTCTTCACGTAATTTTTGTGCCTTATCATCCTGTTTGGAAAATGAATCATAAACTTTTAATTCTTTCTCTGCTTCTTTTAGTTTTTTGATATTTTCTTTGTAAGCAGTAATGACAGTAGCATCAATCCCTTTGAAATTTCCAACATCCATCAATTTCTTTTGAGCCGAAGCTATTGAATCTAGTGCTTTCGTTGCATCATCTTTTTGCTTGGTCCAAAAGGCTTTATTTTGAGTAGCGGCTTCTTTTTGGGATTGTACATGAGCTTTAATAGATATAGAATGTACCTTTACTGCTCTGTCAACCTCACCTTGTAACAAATCCACTTCTTTAGCAACAGCTTCTCTATCTTCTTTTAATGCACCAGTATACCCATTTCTGTTATTTGTTAGGATGATTTGGTTGTCTATTTTTTGTAAGCGTTGTTTTGCCATAACTAAATTAGTCTTAGCTATAACAACATTTCTTCTTGCTTCTGCTTCTGCTATTTTATTGGTTAATTCTAAATCATCCATATCTTTCAACTTCTTCAAGTCCATATCTTTAAAAACGGACTTCATTAAACGTTGCAGTTGAAGCAGAGCCTTATATCTTTCTGTAGTGGCAGCCGCATCGCTTCGTGCTATAGATACAAGACCTTGAATCTTATTCTTATAATCTTCTGCTCTTTGTTGGCTTTCTTTTACTGTTTTATTGAATCGGTATTGTGCTTTCTCTGCAGCAGTTGCACGGGTAGCATACTTATAAATTGCATATCCGAGAGTTGCAGCAGCTGCAGCTGCTAAAATATAGGGATTTGCCAACATGGCTGCAGTATTCTTTAATAGGGAAGCCGTATGCATTTTAATTGTTGTAATCATTGCTTTCCTTGTAGCCATCTGTTTTACTTGGGCAGCAGTAAGGACATTTTCAGATACAGTTCCGGCTTCAACAGCTTTCTGGTACAATGTCATTTCATATTTTTCCATTTCAAGCAATGAAATATGTATTTTCTTAACAGCATTTATAGCTATAATAGAGCCTTTATAGCCAATAAAAGCACTAGTAAGTGTTACTATCAATGTTCCCAATATTCTTAATGATTCTTGTGCATCTCCATTTTCGAAGGCTTTGTTAAAAGAAGTAGCAATAGAAGATACTTCTTTTAAAATCTCTTTTCCAAGGGGACGAAGGGTAGCTGTTATATTATTGCCAAGTAGTTTCATTTGATTCTCGGCAGATGAAGCCATTTCTTTAAAGGCTGCTTCTGCTGCACCAGCAGAATTATTAACTTCGTCTAGATCGGAAGCTGCTTCCTTAGCCTTTTCACCAGTAAGCATTAAAGCAGCTTGGAGTGCTTCATCGGTACCCAACAATTCTTTCATTTTGGTTGATGAACCGCCTGCTTTGTCATAAATAAGTTGTAATGCTTCTTGGAAAGTACGTCCTTTGAATGCAGCGTCTCCCAACTGGTTGGCTGTACCTAAGATAGCAGCACGTATTTTCGTCATTGCTTCCGAAGTGGGAACACCTTGTTTGGTGATTGATGCTACTGCACCCAGGACTTCTTTTATATCAATGCCAAATGATGCAGCAATAGGTGCTGCTTGGGCTATACTTTTGCCTAGTTGACCGAAATCAGTCTTACCTAATCGAACGGTGGTAAATAACTGGTCCGAAACTTCCTGGGCTTTAGAAGCATCCAATTTATAAGCATTTAGAACTGTAGTAATAGCATCAGCTGCAGTAGCAGTATCGGTTACTCCACCAACAGCAGCTTTTGCGGATGCTTCCAACACTTTCATTCCGTTGACTCCGTCATGTCCGGCAGATACGATCTGATAGAGAGCTTTGGCTGCTTCGTTTGCTTCAACGGGAACAACTCGAGTTATCTCCATAACTTGATTCATGTAATCCGTTAAGCTGCCTTTAATTCCATTTGAAAGAGTAGCAACTTCTTTCATGCTTTGTTGAAACTGTTTCTCAAAGTCGTATGCACCTTTGGCAGCTCTGGCAAATGCGATACCTGCACTAATGCCGATCCCACCGAATACATCGAAAGCGGTAATTTCACTAGCCATTGCCTTAATGATTCCTATCGCTTCTCGGCGCCCGGAATATAACCCCGAGTTGTCTATTCCTGTCGCAAAATATAACGCTCCGTCTTTATTTTGAATACCCATAGCATTTATTCTTAAAATATAAAGAGAAGCTAAAATTTGGCTATTTCGAGAAGAATAAGCATCTTTGCAGTGTTCTAAGACCAAGGAACAATTTTTTGATTTACTCTAGGGGAGTTGACAAGCCTACTATATCACAATATAGGCTATCAATTCCCTTTGCTACATAATCCCTAGTGTAAATGAAAGATTATGTTCCTTGGTCGGAAAGAATAGGGAAAAGATAGCCTTTTCTTATAATATATAAACCAAACATTCATTAGCACCATGACCAAGGAAAATGAACGAAACAACGGAGTGAATAGCGTTCTCCGGAAGAAAGAACTACAGGAAGCTTTTCAAAGAGGCCTAAGCCTCGGACTCAAAAAAGGAAGAATTGAAGGGATGATCACTTACCAATCCCGTATTATCCAAAATTTGGAAAGGGATAATGTCGAAATAACAAAGATGATGGATAGCGTAGATGCTGAGATAAAAAGGGGATATTAAAAAATCCCCTGTATCTTCACAGACACAAGGGACTAAAAACAACTCTAAATCAATTTAATAAAAAAACAGTTAACCTAATATATAAACACAATGGCAAATTATTTTATCTTTTGACTTTCCCGTTAATATCATAATATCTTTTCATTCGGATCTTCTCGTTTGGATTATCAAAACTTGGTAGCTCTATCCATTCATAGTCTCGTCCTTCGACTTCTCCGTCCTCATCAGTCGTTTTATTTCGCTCCCTCATTACAAAGGAGTACTCCTGAAGCAATATCTCTATTAATCCATAGCTACTATCCAGCGTCTCATTAAAAGTCAATCCTAGAGCTTCTTTTACAATAACTAAGAATCTACTTTGGTTGTATCCTTCCAGCTTTGTAGATTTTTCCGAGCGGCTATTATCTCCGTCTCTCGCAATGGGCTCACGTTCCGAAGCATCGTGATAGAGGTACAAAAAGGGTGATATCCTATTCGATATATAATTGCATTGAATAATATGCGTATATCTTCCCATGTGGAATTGTCTGCAAGAGCTTGTTTAAACCATTTTGGCGGATCACTTGGCTTATTATGAATACCTAAGCATACGATATCAAGAAGTAGCTCTCCGTACTTATCCATAATTTTGGGAAAATCTTCAGGCAGCTCTCCTTTTTTTACAATCATCCTATTAATATCTTCTTTTTCAATTTCAAGAAGAAGCGGACGAATTCTAAACCATGTCCGAACGGTAATTGGTTTTATTACGATACAATCACCGGGATCTTTTCCTTTCGGAATAGAATCTCGGTTAGAGAAATCAAATGGGATTCTTACAGGTTGTTCTGTAACAGAATCAGATTCTTGTTGGAATAAGTTTTTTATACTCATAAATTTCATCAAGGAGCCTAAGTCAGTTGTACTTCCTGACAATATATCCAGTTATTCGCGACTAACCTTTAATACTTTCGGCTCCATCCTTCAAATAGTTTGTTCCTGTGAGTGGATTCGAACCACCGGTCTCTACTAATGTAGTGCTTTAACCAACTAAGCTACACAGGAAACCATTTTTACTCTACTACGTCTTCGCCTTCGGGATTTGCTGGATTTTCCGGGGCTTCTCCGCCTTCAGACACGCTTATAACTTCACGCATAAAAGCAGCCTTTTTTTCTCCGGAAGCTGTAATGGCTGCCTGCATATATACACGTACAAGTAACAACTCCGCTTGCTCGGAACCGGGAGCTTGTGAGATCTTAGAAGTAATCTTACCATTAACTACGGTATAAACTACCTTTTTACCGTTTTTGGGTAATGTTTCACACTGGAATGTCTTTGAGATAGAAGGAACGTTGATTGGTTTCTTCCAGATGTTTCTTCCGTCAGCTGTATCAATCTCACCACCTGCTAACTCTTTAAGTACTTCGTTAGAAGGAGTAGGAATAGAGAGCTCGATGTAATCTGTTGTATCTTTTACAAATTCAACATACAAAGGTTCATCGCTTCCTTCCGTTTCGACTTTTACTTCTTTAGGATCCGCAAAGTTGAATACTACACTTCCTTTTGTCGGAAGAGGAAAATCTTTGAGGTCCGCTCCTGGAACACCGTCTCCGACTGTTCCAAATTTAATTTTACCTACGCCCATAGCGATAGGTCTTACTTCTCCTGTCATAATTATTGATCTATTAAAATTTCTAGTCTAATATTTGTACAAGCGAATTTCTCTTTCAAGTCCGGCATTGGAACACTCCAGAGAACTGTCACTTCTTTACATATACCGTCATTGCTATTAATGGAATCAAGCGATTTTCTTACTTTACGCTTAATTTCCTTCATGCGTTGACGTTGGGGCATACCATTTTCATTCAAAGGAACAAAGATGTTGACGTTGATAGGCACTTTATTAATGAAGTCGAGTTCATTCAGTTGCAGATGATTGATAACGATATGTTCATTGGTTAAGCCTGCTTCCGATTTGTCCTTGTAAATCATAACATCGGTGCCCGCAGCGACCACAGCATTATAGATTATATCAACAGCGTCGAATTCATCCATAATCAAATCTTGCTAAAAACTGATTTCAACGTATCCCTTAGATACTTCTCACATTGCGTATTAGCTCCTGAAACTACTTCATACCCTTTAGCTTCTACGGCTGCCGCGTATTCCATTCCTGCAACACCAACCAACACATAACCACCGGAATGAGACAGAGATACTTCTTCTGCAAGCCTACGCCCTTTATACTTACCGGTTGTCTTGTCAGTTCCTTTTTCACTTTCAGTAAAGTTCTCTGCAACCACTTCTCCGTTTTTCGCAATTATATATCCGATAGATGAACGAAGATTGCCAGTCTGGTCCTTATATGAGCCGTTCCGGCGAGCTATATCGATAAACTTTTCACCTCCTGCCTGCAGCAATACAAGTATCTTGTTTTCTGCTTTGCTTTGAAAGTGATCGAACCAACGTTCTAGTGAATGTTGGTCGAATAGGGGAGTCATGCCATTTTTCATACGTTGATAATTGAATGTGATTGATAAGATTCCCAACAAATAATTGGTACATCTACGCCTTTGGAATCAACTTTCAAACGCAAAAACTTACTGTCTGCCGGCGGTTGGATTTTGGTGTAAAAATAGCCATGTACTTGCGCTTCATCACCAGCAGAATTACGTTTATAGACAACAGTACCATCACTTACAGGATCATAACGTCCGGGAACGGATATTTCAATCGGTTTCCCCGGAACCCATTCACCGTTTACTGTCTTTCCGTTAACGTCGATAGTGACTATCGCTGTATGTGGATATCGTTTTACCATCTGTTACCAGCCTTTCCTTTGACAATTATTCGTTTCCCGAGTTTACCGGCTTTCTCCGGCTCCCCGTTTTCTATATACAGTTGTTTTGCAGTCTGGATATAGAAAGAACGGGGATGAGTGATAGAAAGCTTATTCTCACTGAAATCCTGTGAGTTTACTAACATGGCGTACGTATCAGCGACACAAAGACCAACTTGCTTCATGTTTTCAGTAGTACATTCCGCTTCGGGGTTGATGCCCCGCTTAACGAAGACTACCTTATCTAAGAAGCTTTCCATATCCTCAATAGAAGGATATTCCAGTATTGTTTCTCTGATTGTTGCCATATAGTTTACTCTTCATCTGTTTTTTCAGTATCTTCACTTTCTTCCCATGCTTGGCCATCAGTTTTCATGATGTACATTGCATCAGGATCATTAATTACAGGAATTGCGTTGGCTTCCGCTTTAGTCCACTCCTTGAACGGTTCCAGTTCAGACCACTTGCTGATGAAAACAAAGTCTTTTTTCAGCGTTGTAGCTTTCTTCTTGTATTCAACAGAATGTTCCGCTGCGATAGGACCATGCTGAATGTCGCCACACTGTAAATCTTCCAGGAAACAAATATTAGCGGATTCCCATGGATTTACAGTAGTACGTTGATGAGCAGCATTCTCAATACGAACAGACGGACTTACAAGAACAATCTGGACACCTTCCGTATTCTCCTGGGCAGCAAGGTATTCATTGATAACCTTTTTGGAGATAGTCAGTTTTTCTTTCTGATTGATCCAGCCTTTTACCTTTTCAATAACAGCCTTTTGCTTCTTCAATAGAGCAAATCTGTCTTTGCGCATTACTACGTATTTGATAGTAACACCTTCGGCAGAAGCGGCAACCACAGTGTCCTCAATATCCTGTAAGCCGTCGGCCGTTGTAGACTTAGACCAATCCACAGCAGCAACTTTCTTGTTTTCATTAGGCATACCACAGCCTACAAATTCTTCGGTAACAATGCCATTGTTATTGCTTGAATTGAGAATGAAGCCACCTTTAGACATCAATTGCATACACCACCATTCGAAACGGCCACGAACAGCGTTATATACGAAGTCTTGATCTTTAAAAGCAAGGTCTAGAATTGATTTCAAGTCTGCATCACCTTCACAATCCCGGCTAAGTTGCTGGTATTCGTTCCAGTCGCTTTCGTTCATACCGCGTTTTACGGCAGTCTTAGGGATATCACCTGACATCTTGCCGATAACTTCACGTTTCTTTTGCGGTGCGGAAGAATCGAATGAAATAACATCAGCGATAACCGGTGCACCTTTTTCGCCAGTAAGAGTTTCCCATTTCAGAGAGTTCTTCTGCTTTACACCAAAGAAATTAGGGAAGAATACCGGCTTAACTTTACGCGAGTTAAGACGGGCACCCATATTCTTACGGTTCACTTGTTTAATTAAACTTCTTTCCATACATAATTATGAATTAATGGATTACACAAAACGGATAAAATGAAGCAATGCCTTCATTGCTTCGTCAATAGGGTAGGGCATTACTGCCTCATTTACAGTACCACGTACCAGAAGTCCTGATTGCTGGTTAGCAACCGTTACATCAACCTTGTTCATTGTAATAACTTCTGGTACATATTTGAACTTGGCGGCTTTGGCATCAGCTTTGGCAGTAACAAGAACTAATACATTACCTATCTCTGCAGCTCCAATTGGTCCAGCAAGGGTTATCGTATCGTAGCCTGGGTTGGTCTTGTCGATTGCAGAGATTACATCAGCAGCTCCAGTTAAGGCACCACCAACAGTAACAGCCTCTCCAACTTTGAACACATGATTCTTTGCTATCTGAATAGTTACTGCATCAGCATCCGCAACAGCCGTAATTCTTCCGGTCTTAACTGTATGATAAAGACCGTTAGCATCCTTACCTACCATAACAAGCGGAGGAAGTTCATCAATGATTCCCTTCAGTTCCGCACGGGCAATAGTACCACCGCCCTGAATGTCCTCAATAATCTTTTCGATTCCGGGAGCATACTGAAATTCTTTTTGTTTTTTTCTGAACATAGCTTTTAATTATTAGATATTATTCATCGAGGCCAAGACTGGCAGTTCCATTATTTGAGTTTTCTTCGTCTTCCATAAGTTCTAGCCATTCTTTTTCAGAACGTTCTTTGGGCTTGTAGGAATTAGGCTTGTAACCGCCACCGGCGACCTCATCATCTATTACCGACTGTCTGATTTCAGCGTATTCTTCTTGCAACTCTTTAATCTGATCTTCAACAGAAGTTTCAGAATTGACATCAATACGGTTAAACCACTTTTCAGGGAGTTTTGCATCTGCAAATAGTGTTCTGGCTGATGCCTGTTTCGTGGAAGTTGTGACTGTTGATACGACAGAAGATACCGATGCGGTCAACTCGGAGATTTGCTTCTGTTGGGCTTTCAATAGCCTAACTACAGATGCGGGCAAATCTTCGAAGTCTTCATCATCGTCTTCTTCATCATCGTCTTCGGATTTTACTGTTTTCTTAGTCTTTTTAGCCGATTTGATAGGTTTACCATCCTTTAAACCATTGTTCTTTTCATACTCGGCAATAGCATCCTTTTTCGCTTTTTCTATTGCGGATGTGTTTTCAAGATCAGGAAGAATATTGTCTTTGAACAAGGCAATATAAGTATCAATATCATCCTCCTTTTCGATTTTGAAGAGTTTCTGAACCTTTACAGCGTACTTTTCATTTACACCTGCGGCTTTCAAGCCCTTTTTAATTGCATCAATGATTGTCATAACGATTTTCTATTAAAATATAAGGGGAGTAAATTTTTCCTGCTTATATATTTTATTCCGGAATCAATGACTATATTTGCAACATGGATAATAAGAAGAAAGAATATAGAAAGAAAGCTAAAGAACTCGCTCTTCAAAATGGATTTGATCAAGTTTCCTATTATGGAGAATGGAACGGCTATTTAGCATATACAGTATCCCGGAAAGAAGATGCAGGATGTTGTATTGGTTATCCTCGCTTTATCCTTGTTAAAGATAGTGTTGCTACGTTAGCACCATATACTCAATCAGAAGATATAATGGGAATGACTTCCATGCCTAAAGACCATGTAGATACATTACTATAATTTTTTCACTATTCCGTCAATAATATCAGTATTTACCAACAATTTGTCTACACGTAATACACTAACTCCATATCTCAAACTTATTTCCTTTGATAGTTCTTTCCAATTTTTCATCTTTCCAGTTTGTGGGTCATATATTATTATTTTTCCATTATGTAATTTTTCCAGAGTAATAATATGCCCAGAATTCTTGCCTTTCCAAGCAAAATCAATATGATATCTTCCCGGTTCTTTTACTAGTTCAACTAATTCTTTGGTTAACTCTTTTATACTTTTGCTTTTTAAAGCTCCCGATCTTGTTATATCATATATGCCTCCTGCAGTCTGTTTTTTAGGCATAACCATAGTCTTGGGGTCGATCCATGCCCAATTGGTCCGCATTGATAACTCATATGGAATGTTCCCTGTCTTTTGAAGATTTGGTAGAGCTGTAACATTATATCCACGTCTCCTCAATTCATTAGCAACTACGCAAGACTGGCAATTTACACTATATTCGCTTGCTTTTCCATAATTAATGTTTCCCCGTAACTCATTAGCTTCTTCGAAGGTCATTTCTTTGCCTTTTTTTACACCAATCTTCTGTTCTATTTTGGCTTGGTTGAAGTTTCTTACAAATCGGTCGTCCCATCTTTTTTGAATATCATTTTTCTCTGCATCAGTTTTGATTCGTTTAGATCTAGAAATTTTTATAACTTCATTCGTAATAGGCTGGGAAACTATTTTTCTTTGTAGTCTTCCATCATTGGTAAAGTTATCCTTGTACCAGAAAGCAGATTGTAATCCATCTTTATTTTCGCTGACGAAATCCTTTGCCGCCTGGGGAATATCCGTAATAGTTTGGCCTTGCGGAACTGTCTCATTCAGCAAGAAATCAGCAAAGTCTTCCGGTTCCATGGTGATAGGAGTAGCAAAGCAGATACAAAAAGGATGAAAGCCTGTAAACTTGAACGTTTTCGGATATTTACCTACCATCGCATCACAGATCTTGCACGGTCCTCGATTATTGGCCGAGCGATGTATCTCAATACCTAATATGAAGTCCTGTTTGCTCCAACGTTCATAGTCCGCACTACGATAAGCAATGTTCGTAGTTGTAGCAGATGTCCGGAGAGCATTCTTATATGCTGAACGATAAACACCTTGTCCTGGATGATAATTCTTCATTGGTTGTGATAATACCAATTCACCTTTCTCATTCCGGATCCTGCGAAAGCGTTTTTGGGGATTTTGCAAAATTTGCCGTATATCGCTACTGATTCCGTTTGCATTACGTCCGGCAACTACGCCACTATCAAGATAGAATTCGAGTTGCGATTTCGTTTGTTGCGTAATGTTCCAAACTCTATCAGATAACTTGAATCCGTTAGCATCTATATCGTTCTTTAGCGCTTCAAATGCAGATAAGCTATGAGCGAACATACCATCTTTCGTTGCACTGGAAATAGACATTCCCTTGATGAACTGGGAAATAAAATCATCATTCTTTCTTTCTGCTCGTTCCCAACCGTCCTTTTGAAATGCAGAGATATTAGCATATAGCATTGATTCAAGATTCAGCAGTTCCCGGTCAACTGCACTCTCTATTCTCTGATTACGTATCCATACGTTATTTTTCCCCGCATCAGACCATTTATGGAGATACGGGGAAACAGAAAGAATAAATTGATTAAAGATATTAGCTATTACGGCCTGCTGTGCAGCAATTTTCTGTATATGTTGTTTATCGTAGAAAGAAAGTCCGGGCATAGATTATAAAGTTGCTCCAATAAATGAATTATTCTGTGCAGTCTCTTTTTCGTCTTGCTTCTTACGATTCAATTCTGTTTCCACATCGTCAGTGTATGGTGAATTCTTTATAATCGTTTCCTTGCTATTGAATTGAGAAGCAGTTTCAAGGTTCTTGAGTTCTTCAGCTAGATCTTGTGGGAGAATGCTACCAAACTCAACCTCAATGTAGTTATCATTTAATTGCGATGCATATTTAGTGTGCGTAATATTAGCCATTCCAGCCTGAACTATTGCCACTGTACGTTGAACTGCCGGGCCGAATATCTCCATTTGTTCAGATGCCTTAATCTCTGCATCAATCAACATAAAACGACGTGAGGTACCACTAAGGTTGCCAAGTCCCATTAGTTTACTCATAGATAAATCAGGACTTGAAGATCCGGAATGTATTGCATCATCTAACTGGTTAAGTTCAAGTGTTACGGATTCACAGGACTGTTGCCATGCTAAGTAATCTGCATCACCGTGATATGTATTACCGGTATCCGCATCTACTTCCATAGTAAAGTTTAACTCTTTGCCTACAGTTTCTTTGCTCGGAAGATTAGCCAAACCATAAGTTTTCAGTATCGGTTCGGAAAAGTAGTCATTAGTATCTGATAGGCGGGAAAGTCTCATTTCTTTCTTGTCTATCAAATTAGCGACATCTTCCCAATCCGGACAATCGACTTCGGCATATACTACCGGAATCTTGCCAAAACGATTCTTTATCTTTTTCACTTGCCAAACACCGTTCATAATACCGGAGTAGATAACATCTTTCGTATAGACTTTTACGCATTCGCAAGTACGGCCATTGACTTCTGCATTGTACTTATAGATAAAGCCGTCCATATCATCGTCTTCATCAAAGTGTGGATAAAATTCACATTCGACATTACTATCCTTGGGAGTAGATAGAATCTTAACCTTCAACTGACTTTTTCCATCATCTTTAGTGACCGGATAGAATATAATAGCTGCTTTGGTTTCAGACAACACCTTGCGAGCAAACTCTTTCAATACCGATTGCATCTTGAGCTTTCGCTTATAGACCTTCTTAAACTCATCAAATCCGTCATTCGAATTTTCTGCTGTGATAGTCATTTCACCGCCAAACAGAAAAGCAACAGATGTGCGGACGATCTTTTTAGGTAGGTTGGTTACGACCTTAGCTACATCGACAGTCTTGTCTTCTAGTCTCTTTGGCTTTTCCTCTCCTGTTTCAGAGTCAACTTCAACCTCTGTATCCGAATATACAGCAATTTTCTTAGACTCCCGATATCCGACAGACTCTTGGCGTCGTGTTCTATCACCGTTGTATTCCTCCATATACTCACGAGGATTACGATTTTCACGGGTATCAACGCATAAATTACCTACTATGCTACCGAAATCTTCATTTTTCAGAATGTCCTTAATGTCTGGCATATACTTTTCTCTTAAAATATATGCTATCTAACATTTTGAGACAATAAATTACATATCAATATAATATGTAGATTTGCAGAAAAATAAAATTTATATGGAATTACGTTGTTATAATTGTGGATGCTTATTATCCAAGAATACTAAAACTGATGAACATATACCAATGCAGGCATTATACTGTGGATATCCGAAACAAGAACTATTAACCCCTATAGAAAAAGTTCCTGCATGTAGTTCGTGTAATAATCAATATTCTAAAATAGAAGAAGATTTTAAAAATATTATTGCATTATGGGCTATTAATGAAAAAATCAACATTTCTGATGAGTTCATTCAAAGTTGTAGCAGAAGCCCCAAATTACGTTCTAAAATTCAATTACTACACGGTGAATTTATAGCAATATTCAGTAGTAAAAACTATAATGATGTACATATCAAAAATTTCAAAGGTTTATACTATAAGCAATATGGAGAGCCACTACCCCTTACTTATCAAATCGGTATTCTTGCAGATTTATCTGATAAAATCGACTATCCTAATCTTCATCCTATCTTTAGTAGGTTAATGAAAGAAAGTTTCGATTTTGAGAACTCGCCTTTCTCTGGTAATAAAGATGTATTTCAATACAAAATAAAAGATGTCGGAATTGGGTATATATGCACAATGGTTTACTTCAAAAAACTGTTTGCACGGGTCTATGCAATAAGAAAATAATATATCCTACACTGTTACCCACGCCCCACTTTACGAGTTGATGATTTGAGTTTCAATCCAAGTGATTCGGCGAACTCTGCAAGTATTGTCATTCCGTCCGGTGCGTCGTCATGAGCGTTATCACCTTCACGCTTGTAATTGGTAAGCGCTTTCATGAAACGGCCGTAGTCTGATCCTTTAGTGTATTCTGATTCGTCTAAGAATACACAATGCTTCTTTATCCAGCCAGCCTTCATGATAATACGTGTTTCCTTGTGCTGGGTTGTTGGCCGGGCTTGTATAACACACGATTTCTTTTTAGCTGTAACAAGTTTGCGTACATTGATAGCAAATATACGCCCGCCATTGTTTGATTCAATGCGTAGCTGATCGCACTCTGTATCAATAACCATCTGTGCCAGGCGCGGTTCTGTAACTTCAACAGGATCCTTTGTGAAAAGAACATCCGTGATGAAGTATTTCGGTCCGAATACCTTTGCAAATGGTGCACAGAAATCATCATCGCCCTTATCAGCTGTATCACAAGCACCAAGTACACCATCAGGTTTCTTTCCTACAATATCAGCACTCTTGAAGCGCATGAGAGAGGATTTAGGGAATAGCAAACCTTTGGCTTCGAACGGCTCCTGCATATACTCGGCCATCCAGATACTTTCATCCGTTTCAGAACGTAGTTCCCGATAATACTCTGTTGTATGTACGTCAGCGCAGAACGTTTCATCGTTTTCATCTAGTGCAGCGATACGGATGATTTCATTATACTTGCCGGCTTCTTCTAAACGTCCAAGGACATCGCTAGAGGACCAGCGAGTACCAATATCAATCATGCAGCAGCTTCCTTCAATACGGGAGTCGTGTGTACCTTGCTTCCAAGACCAAACCTTTTCATTGTTATTATCAGATAGAGCATCTTCCAAGCTCTTGTATAAGTCGTCCGTCATGGCGAGCATAGATGCACCGAAACCAATGACAGTACCACCAACACCACCACCGAAATAAGACACCTGTCGAGCGCCTTCTACATTCCAGCCTTTGACATTCTGTTTATCTCCTTTTAGGTGAATCTCAGTAAATATCTCACGATAACGTTTTGATTTGACAATATCGCGGGTATCATAAGAGAGCTTGTTGTATAACGTGTCAGAACAACAGTTACGCATTACAGATTCTTCGGGAAAGTGTCCATACATCCAAGCGATGAAAAGAGAAGATATATATGACTTTCCAGCACGTGGTGGCATGCTGACAGCAAGACGGTAGATTATACCCGCAGAATACGAGCTGTACACACGCATGAACGCTTCCGCGACCTTTTTTAGGAACAGACGTTTAGAGAAAAACTTCGGATCATAGTACAAACAGAATGCCCAAAAGTCTTTCTTTGCTATTCGTTTGCGGAGTATGGTAGCAGCTTTCGCCTTACGAATCAATATTTCTCTTTTACTTTTCTTCTTTACCATCAATAATAGCCTGTAACTGTTCGTCACTCAATCCTTCCAGTTCATCACCAAGATTCACATTTGCATCAACTTCTTTCTTGTCACGCCATTTCTCCGGCTGCCGGTTCTTCAACCAAAATATTGCAGCCGTTGTATCAGGAGGATAGTGCTCAATGTATTCTTTTGAATCAGTTATTTTTCCCTCTGTCGCAGCAAACTTTGTTGCTTTACAATTATAGCCAATCGCACGGTTATAAAGACGGTATGCCACATTGGCATCCGCGATATTTTTCCCTTTTTTTAGGGACTCAAGAAATTCGGGATAGTCTTTTTTCCATTTGTTCAAGGTCTGCTCAGAAACAGAGAAAAAATCGGCAAGCTCTTTATCTGTTGCGCCAAGCAGACAAAGCTTTAACGCTTGATTGGCATATTCTTTTTGATATGCTGATTTGCGTCCTCTTTTTTTCTTTTCAGATTCATCTTTCGCTTGTGTCATTAGTTACAGATATTTTCTTTGGATATGGTTTAGACATTGATTTAATCGTTTTCATACATCTTTTATCAAGAGGAAATACATATTTTATCTTTGTTTCTCCTTTGATTACTTCAGCTTTTGGATCTACATGCTCACGTAACCAATCAATGGTTGAAGTGCCATATTTTGAGTTGATTGAACGCCTGTGTGTCAATTTACCATTCAACATGATTCCACGCTCTGATGCAAACTCTCCTAAGTAATACCAATTTGTCGCTTGATAGATTGTTCCGATGTGTCCTTGGTTACGATCCGCATAACTGACAACAAGTCTAACAGCAGGAGCATCTATCTTTAGTAGCTTCAGTGCCATGGCCAATGCTTGAGAGGTACATTCCTGCTTCCCGTTAAGAGCAACCCTGACAAGTTCCATCACCTGTCCCTGCACCATGCTGAAACTGGAGGCTATGAACTGATTTGCACCGTTCGAGAAAAGGATTACACCACACCATTCTCCTTCAGAATTGAAAACGGAGTACCCGAGTCTTGCCTGAGGAACAGCATGTGCATAATGAAAATGTAAACATGCATATTTTGAAGCTTGATATGATGCTTTTTCTAGTCTCATAATTCCCCACCTCCAAAGACATAACTTGCCCCATCAAATTTCTCTATCAATGGCTTCATTTCTTTTTCAAATAATTCGGCCTGCTTCATGTCAGTGAATGCAATTTTTATATATGGAGGATCTTTACGGCGAGGAGCAGTCAGATCTTCTGGTATTTTAGAATCAACATCTTCTGTCAATGAATCAATTTCATCACTAAGTAATCCCCAATCAGGCAGATTTACTTCAAAGTCTTCTACAAGTAATGAGAAATCAAATGATGATGTATCAGATGTACGATTGTCCGCAAAAGAGAGAAGCTTTCTTTTTTCGTCATCAGTAGCTAAATCTACACGTTTAATTGCAATCAGCTCATTCCCGTCTGATTCGATAATGCGGACTTTTAATCCAAGAGATTGCGCTTGCTCATATACACCATTACCGGATATGATTACATCATCCCGGTCGACCACAATTGATCGACCGGCACCACATTCAACCAAACTCTTGTTGATTAATCGTTTGTTTTCTTCCCCATGAATACGATAATTGTGAGGGTCATATTTAATATTTTCATTATCCATAGCAGGTTTTATTCTAAAATATAGATTCTCCTGCTATATTTTCTCTTATTACACTTCTCAGTCTTATTTTTAGATAATAATTTTTCTATTAAGATAATCAACTATATTATTAATCTGACCAAAGATTAATGATGAAGCTAGTGCTTCTGCATCCCAACCTGATATGTCAAAGTCTATAATTTGATCACCATCAAAACAATTATAAATAGAAGTATACCGTTGAAAATCTCCAATACCTCTTGCTATTTCTCTATAATACGCAACTTCTATCTTGTTTTTTTGAACTTCAAAAATAATTTTCTTATCAAACATAGGAGCTAAAGTCCAGTACTTACCTATTATCTTCACAAACTCATCAAAAGCAGGTTCTATATCAACATCAGTGAAGCTAAATCCAAATGCTTTCAATAAAGCTAACAACTTTGTAAAGTCTGAACTGGATGTTATATATTTTCCTGCAAATCTTTGATTTAATTTTATATTTTGGGTTCTTATTAAATAATTAGCTTTAACTGTACGTTCCTTTATTATACGTAAATTGCTTTCTACAGTTTTTCCATCATCCATTGATGAAATAATGATATCTGATAGTATGTCACTAATTTGGGGGTATTTTTCTAAATCCTTATCCAATAGAATATTAGTGATATACCATTTCAATTTGTCCTTTAAAGAATAGATATATTCTTTACTGTTTGAGAATTTGCTTATATAACCTGTAAAATCAGTATTATCTCCATAAACATGGGCATATATCTTCTTGATATTATTAATATCGCAGACAGTGACTATTTTATCTAAGCAGAATTTGTTATCACCGCATGTTTTATCAACCCCATATCTATCGAAATGAGCAGAGAAAACATTGAGTATTCTAAAAATATGAGCAGGATCTATTCTGTCAAGATCTTCTATAATCAAAACAACTTTTTTAGTAGGATTTAGCTTTCTATATTCGCATATTATATCGTGTATCAATTGAGAAATACTATCAAATTCATATATTGATCCTTTTAGTGAATCAAATTTGGTGATATATAATTCTGATGTCTTATCAACTGACTTAAATTGTTCTTTATATTTATCAAACTTGTCTTTTATGTTTTTTATTTTTTTGATAACACTACTTATACTTATATCCACTCCGTAAACGTTGATTTTGGGTATCAAGTCTATAACATCTAAAATTGCGTCTTCTGATTTATTCATAAAATAAGAATAAATTAACGATGCATTACTTAACTCTATTTCATTAATGTTGATATCTTTATTCGATAGTAGCCTAATCAATATATCTCTTTTTATTAGTTCAAAGATATCTTTATTGTCCATTACCTGATAATTTACAGGATATATTGGAATGAACAGATATTCATCTGAATATTCTTTTATAAAGCTATTAATGAAGTAGCTTTTCCCATCGCCGAATTTTGCTGATAATATACATCTTGAATTAGCATCAAGATATTGTTTAAAGTCCTTAAGATAAGGTTCTATTGGAATCATATTTTCTTCTGTAGCCATGTCTTTGTTATTTTTTTACCAAAAGTAATAATATTGCAAATTAGAACAATGAACTTCCATTAATTTTCTTTCTAATAAGTTCCTGCACTCCGTTATAAATTTCATATAGTTGTTTCAATGTTTCCGGACCTTCCCAGTCGGAAAAATTACCGTCTTGGAAGAAATGAAACTCAAAAACACGAGCTGCTACTGGACCTAAATCAAGGCTTTCAAATGTATCTCTTACTAAATGCAGTTTATTTAGTATTTCAGTATTTCTATCTTCTGATTCATCCGGGATATCTTCAATATCCAGCCTTGAATAATCTACATTACCATCCACAGGCAGGGGCTTGTATCTACTCCTATACTGTGAAGTAGGAGAGGATGCGTTTAGCTTTATCATCTTCAAAACAAAGAAATCAAGCTCTGTATAGCCATTTTTTTTTGTTTCAAGTAGTTTGTCCAGCAACCTGTTTTTCTTTTGAAGGAGCGAACAAATAACCTCATTCAAGACATCTGTCGCTTCATCAGGAATGCCGGCAAGCCCACAATGATACAAAGAGTAATCAAGCCAGCGTTCGTAACGTTTTGTTATGTAATTATTTACTGCTTTACTTGCCATAAGCACAAAGATTTTATATATTTGCTGTTCCTAATAGCTATAAGCTTTGTGCTTATGAGAGTGGTCGGCGGTGGTACGCCGGCCGCTTTTATTTTCTAGCATTATTTCAATAGATTCATCATTTCATCGGCAATCATTACTGAAATTCTTGCTATTGAACTTGGTGTATCATTCTTTTTCCCTATAACTAATGAAGGATTAGATAACATAGCTTTCATTGCTTCGATAGCAATCTTTTCCTTTTTCTCTTTTATAACTTCTCTGTATTGCCAACAATTAGAGAAATCTCGACTGGCAAGATGTACACAGCCTATCTTTGATGAACATTTACCGCAATCTATAAGCATATCGTTTCCTCCCACTCATAATTCCATAATCCTAACTTACCTTTCACGTCCACGATGGGTTTCTCAAAGAGAATAGGATTAGCGAGTACCCAGTGATAAACGCCTTTCTCTGCCCATACAGATGGATGATTCAGTACGCAGTCTACTATCTCTACACTACCGATGATAGAACCAAATGGTAAACAACCAAACATACACTCTTTAGCAATTGTAGTAAATGCTTCCTTTGCTTGTTCATCAGTCAAATTCACTTTGAATTTCTTTCCATATGAACCACTGGAATGTATTAGCACCCGTCCACGGAAATTCGTTCTCCATGTCCGGTTCTCAATATCTTTTATACCATGGACTATTAACGACGCCCAGGGTTGTTTTACTGTCAATACTTTAATTTTCATATATATACTTGTCTATGTACCAATACAGTACGTAATAACATACAGTATAAAAAACTATGGCTGCAATGGTGATAACAGCCAATATCTCATATTTTTTCATTTTCTTTACTCTTAGCAATATTGTAGTTGCATAAATACATCCCGATATCTTTCTCTGCGACTTCTTTAGCGGGAATCTTATCACCGTAAATCGTTTGCAGGGCTTCATTGTCGCCTCTCCATGCTCTCCAAAGTACTTCCGGGGGGTATCTGTCTGGTAGATATGGAAAGAACTTTAAGAAGGCCTCGAAACTCTGCATAGCTTCTTCTCTAGTATTTCGAATGCCTTTCGTACCTAGAACGATATCCTTACTCAGCATCTCAGATCGTGAATATCCATTCTCCGTGTCTTGACGTATCTTTGCGCTTTCCTTACGTTCGATTTCACGACGCCTGTCTTTGCAGAAATCGGCAAGCGCCACCATGATCGCTTGATTGTTTATCTTCGATCCCCAAACGAACTGCCCACGGCTGCCGTTTTTTAGCTGAGAGAAGAAGATACATAACTCGGCCAGGTTCAGATACCAGTAGCTGGACAATATCGACAGAGTTGTTTCCGCTAGCTGGGCATCGGTTAACTCAACACCAGCATATCTCAGCACAGATTTCAAATGCTCGGTAATGATCTCTACCGATGTTGAGTTGCTAAAGCTCCTGTTTACGTCTGCCAAAGTGGGTATATTCTCTGCATTAGCCACATCTGACAATGAGACATTACAGTTTAGTTGTGCGATTGTACCGCTCCATTCAGCGACCAATTGAGAGGCTGTCGATCCAGCTTGTAAGGCCTGCTGTATCGGCGTTAGTTCCTTTCTGATTGCTGTCTTCTGGACAATCTGTGACGGACTTAGCACTACCTGCAGATCTGTTTTTATTAGTTCTCCGTTCATCTTTCTTGTTTTTAAGCTCAATTTTCAACCAACTAGCAAAATGGGACATAGCATCTTTGGGAGACTTCGCTGTTTCGCCTTTATTCTGTTGCTCCATGAAAAACTGCTTCAAATACTCGTAAAAAGCTTCTAGTGTAAAGTCATTGTAGCCGGAAGAACGAGTATTCATCGTTACTGTTTCCGCCCATGATTGATTTGATTTAAGTTCAGCATAGCAATCATCTAAGGACTTATCGAAGAAGCTATCCGCCGGAAAAAGTTCTCCCACGCGTATATGTGGGGGAGAAGATTTTCTTTTATTTACTTTACTTTGTTCATTATCACCTACATTTATTGAGTTATTGACGTCATTAATCGAGTTATTGACGTCATTAATCCAAAAATCAGGGATAATTTCAACATCTTTCCTTTTTGAAGTGCAGCTTTTAAATCTATTTTGAATACCACGGGAAGATAAAATATGGAACTTTCTATACAGGGTGTTATCGAATAATTCCACTTGTAGGGCCTTCTTCACGACTTCACTTACAGCGCCCTCGGATACCCCGACTATATCAGCAATATCAAAAGGCATTTCTTTGTCCCACACGATGTAATACCCTTTATCCTTGTAGATATTACATAGCAGGCAAATTAGTATAGTGACAGAATTTGGGCCACAAGCATTTATTATCTTGCGTACTTTCCTATCAGATAAGAAATCTGTATCTAAAGGAAAATAATCCAGTCCCTGTTTTAATGGTCTTGCCATATTTAGATCTTTTTTATGCCGTCAGCTTTTGACGTATTAAGTTCATATTCTTTGTTACGAGCCCGATAATGCGTTCATGATACTCGGTGTTTTGGTTACAGACACCACGAGATTGAACAATACTTAACGTCTTCAAATTGACCTCGACTGTTTCAACATGTTTCTTGCCTATTCGGGCAGAAAGAATGAGTGTATCTTTTTTCTTATAGTATTCATTCGTAAAAACACAGTGATGCATGATTTCACCTTCTTGTTGAAACTCTTCAAGACTTTTGAGTGGTACCACGACTATTTTACCGTCCGACAATTTTAAGTCGAAAAAAATCGATTTTTCTTTTATATATTTTTCAGCAGCCTTCTTAAGTTTCAGCAGACGTTGCATATCCTTGGCCTTGCGTTCTTTTTCATCATCACGTTTCTTTCTCGCCACATACAAGTCATGAGCTTTTTTTAGATTCTTAGGACAAACGTAATGAGCGTTATGCAGATCTTTATGATAATGATCTAGTAGTTCCAGATAATCAAACCACATCGAAACATCTTTAATCCGATATTTATTACGAAGACAAATTTTTATAGACGGCCAATACATATCAATCTTGTAACGGTGGCCCTCGAAATAATCTATTAATTCATAACGTCTTGCCTTTAGAAGTGTTTCAGCCTTGGGAGAATGGGGAATTGTATTGGCGGCAGTAAGAAATGACATACCGCGTAATTTACAATCTATACCCATTCGAATATATTTAGGTCTAAAGACGGAGGCCGGATGATAGCGTTCGCAGTAAATATCATTGTTATGATTGTAATAATACGATCCAACAACTTTATTCCGTATCTCCAGTTCTCCGCACCAGCCATTGAAGCCCGTATTATTGGCACGAGCTACTACTTCCCGGTTACCGTCGTCTTTTATCCAATGTTGTAGTATCTCACGAATATAATAACGAGGCTTTGTTTCTGCCCGGTAATAAGCAATCAATTCAAAACTTCGGATAACTTGGAATTCCTCACAAATTTCTGCCTTGCCAATAAACATTGTCTGTTTATTGATACGCTTCCTCGACTGTTCTATTTTCAAAGACGTACCACAATGAGGACAAACAGCACGTTTACGTTTTACAAGTTCCGGAGCGAAGCGTTGGCCGCACTCCATACAGATAATACGTGACTTGGTTGCATATCCTATATGTTTCAAACACTCATTCTTAGCCCAGTCAATCATCAAACTCTCAATATTAGGCAGCTGGCTACTCAAATTAGCAACTCTAAGCTGTAACTTTGTTCTTGGTCTCATAAGTCTTCAAATAATAAAAATTGTCCGGAAGGTATTTCCTTTTTCTTTCCTTTACGTTTATTATTAGCAATCTGCTCCGGTTTGGGCTTCTCAATGGATGGTATAAGTTCCTTTTTCTTTTCAGGTCGATTAGAAACAACTGCTTTTGTTGCAGGCTGCTTACTAACTTTGATATCATCTTCATCATAGTAATGAACTGCCAATCCGAATACTTCATCGTCAGACATACATACAACACTACCACCGCGTTTTTTTGCTTCTCCTATGATATAGTCGTAACATTCATCAATATTCTTGTTTGGCTTTGTGTAGGAAGTGACAAAGAGGGGATCACTCTTTGCTCTCTCTTCCAAATACGATTGAATAACCTGTTTAGGTGATTGGTATTCTTTTCCCATAGTATCAATAGTTAATAGATAAAGGCATTAATAAATAAGTCAAGCTACGAACTTCTTCATCGCAGCGAGTAAGAATTGAGGCTTTCGACGGGTCACTCATAGTAATAGCAATATCCTCGGAGGGAATATTGTTTATCATTTCGATTAAAAAGCTACTCTTAAAGCCAATTTCAATATCACAACCAGTTCGTAGAGCAACAGTTTCTTCAGCTGATTTACAGAAGTCTAAATTATGGGCTGTAATTTTAAGGGAATCAGGACAAAACTTGAGTATCACCAGAGAAGAGTTTTCATCACAGAAAACAGATACGCGTTTTAAGGCTGATACAATATCGGTTCTTTTCAATACTGCACGGTTGGGTTGCTTTTGAGGGATAACAGCACGATAATTAGGGAACCGGCCTTCAATCATGCGGCAGATTAAACGGTATGAATCAAACTCAAATAAAATATTAGTCTGATTTACTGATATTTCTACTTCCATGCAATCTTCCGGAACAATATTAGAAAGGACTTTGGCAAATTTACTTGGCAGAATGAAGGCTGCCCGTTCCTTGCGCGTATAAGCGGAAGGATTCTCAATCATCGCAAGTCGGGTACCGTCTGTTGCGACAAATGAGATATTATCTAAATCTATATCAAAATAGACTCCATTCAGTACCGGACGTAATTCGTCATTGGCACTGCAAAACAATACTTGCCTTATTCCATATAGTAAGTCATTTCCTGATACAAGTAATGGTGTAGCAGTATTATCTGTACTCATTGTCGGGTATTGATCTCCTTTTTCAACAGGTATAGAAAACTTTCCATTAGCATATTTGACTACCAATTCTTTTTCGTAGAGATGAATAGTTAATGGCTGCTCCGGGATTTCTTTTAATCCATCAAGTAATGTTTTGGCATTAGCCATAAAAGAACGACCAGTAAAGTCTGTTTTACCGTCAATATTGGTAGAGATACGCCCGCCTTCTTCTCCTGCTGTAACTAGGATGATACCAAATTCATCGACGACAAACAAAAAGTTGTCATAGGCCGGTATTGAATTTTTGGGCTGTATGATTCGCCCGATTGATTTAAGCTTATCTAATAAAGCTGTTTTTGAAACTGTAATTTCCATGCGTCATTGTTTTGTGGCGCATAGCGTAAAAATGAGATGAGTTTCAGTAATATGAACTATTGAAGCATATATATGCAATAAAAGCCGGATAAAATCATTGTTTTATCCAGCTCAACACCATTTCGGTTGCAAATATATAGAGAGTTTTTGTTTTTGCAAACGTTTCAGGTCTTTTTTTCTTCTTTTTTTTGCAATAAGTCCAAAACAGCACGATTTGCTTTATCACAAATACTATAATCTATATCAATGTAGATATCGGCCATTTTATAATCGTTATTCACATGACCAAGGCAGAAATCAATATCAGCTTTAGGAACTCCAGCCTTGTTGCGCGCCAAACTGGCCCAGCTGTGGCGCGCCCAGTTCGTGGTGATCTTGAAATCGAGTTCTAAGTTCATGCAAATGTCTTTCAGCCCATTATTGACTGCCCGCATAAAATTATTCAAGTTACAATAGTTGGTATGAAAGTAGGAGAGGAAATAACCCTCTGTGTATTTATCAAGGAGGATGCGGAGTTCCGGTTCTATTTTTATCGAAAGCGGTATTTGCTCATGATTGTTCCGCGTTTTTGTTTTGGAACGTGTGTATTCCAGCCTTCCACGACGTTCACATGACATGCTATATAAATCATTGATATTGATTCCCATCATATAGAACATCATCATAAAAACATCACGTGCCATATTAGTACGTTTCTTGTCAGATTGGAAATCCCTAATCTTCAATAGAGTGTTGATGTCTATATTCTTTCGTTTCCTCCGGTACTCCGGTATCTCAGCCTTTTTGAACGGATCGCCTGGAATCCTTATAATATCAAAGTCCTCATTGTTGTAATAGAGCTTAGCTTTGTTATACAATGCTCTGAGTCCTCTAAGGTAATGGCTTATTGTGCCCGGTTCTAAGGGAATGCCGGCGGGGCCGGAGTGATATAAGTCTTTGATCATCTTATTTAGAAGAAATGAGGTGATTAGCTTAATATCTATCTTCTTTCTTTTTGTGTACCAACATAGTGTATCAATGGAAGAACTATACCATTCGGCTGTTTTCTTCTTTTTCGTCTGAATTACTATATTTTGGGCGAACTCTACGAAGTCTATAAACTCGGCGTCAGGAGCTAGGGATTTCTCTATTTCTTCTTTTAAATCCTTGCATGACATAAACTGAGTTCTTTCTTGTCCTAGCTTTAAATACTCTCTCCTGATCTTTTGGATATACGCATTTATTTCGTACTCTATCATTTCGCCGTTTGTAACGTTTGGCAGGATCCGTCCGGAGTCATCCATGTTTCCGGGTTGGATATAGTAGCTGGTGGCTATATACTGGGATTCTCTATTATGATAGATTCTAATTTTTATATTGGATGTTCCATCTTGTTTTATATGTCTTCCAGTTTGGAAAACGATCGCTTTAAATGTTGCCAT